AGTTCATCGGCCCCGTTAGCATTTTTAGTCGGGCCTACTTTAACGATGTTGACATTTTGTACCATGATCTTACCCCGCCATTACGTAGCGAATGTATGAAATGTAAACATCCAACGCGCCGACCGTGCCGGTTGTGCTCGTTAGATACGCGTTATACGTTGTATCGCTCGCGCACCAATGCCATTTAGGATGCGCCCACGTCGTTACTGAGAAGTTCGATGGAGTTTTTGTCTGCGACCCGGCACTGATTACTGTAGTAGTCGTTGTTTGCGTGAATGGGAGTTCGGCTTCTGTGAGCGTAGTACCCGTATCTTTATTAATTACTTCCCAGTTGTCGGGGGTTGTAATCGTCGGGAACGTTGCGGTCCAGTTTCCTGCGGTCGTTGTCTGGCCGCCAGTAACCCATAGGTCAGTCCCTAGAACGGCGGGGTCATCCCCTGTAACTGAGTTAATTGGTGCCAAAGTAGGAGCTGCCATAAGCGACGTTTGTGCTGCGGTTCTGCCCAAGGTAATTGCAGTATCACCGTCAAACGCTATTCGCGCTACCGCAACGCAACCAATAACAAGCGAACCACCAGGAACGGTGCAGATTGGATACGTCCCAGGTGTGAGGTTACTAGCGGTAAGCGGTAATCCAGTAATCTCAGCGAATCCTATAGGGGTACGCGTTCCCTGTGTGAGAATACCCGCTGCGAGCTGCTCTGAAGTAATACCCGCTGTCTCGCTGATCGATGCGGTGGTTATCGTTCCGGGGGTGATATTGTCCTCGGTTATCGTATTAGTAGCGAGTAAATCTCCGGTAAACCATCTGCCTCTAAAAAGTCTCGCTAAGTTATCCTTATATCCCATAGTTGGGCCTCCTACCTCCTTTTTTAATGAATATTTAAAATTGAATTATGTGTGACTTCGGTATAATCGTGCGAGCCTCATTGCTTCAAGAGTGAGCGGATAACCCACCGTCTGACATTTAAGCTCTCCTGCTGCGGTTTTTAATGCTGCAACCGCTGCCGGTACGTCGGTCGATTCTGCTTTTAATTTGCCATTAACCTTCTTTTTTTCTGCCATCTTCATACCTAAAAAATAAAGTGTTGGAGTTTAGCGGATTACCACGTCTTATCGCTCCACATACCTACCTTAATTTGCTTCGGTGTGCATTTCTCGTCCTCCAGTGGTTCAACACCACCAAAGAACGGCTTAGCTTGCCGTATAGCCATCTCTTTCATATCCTTGGATAGTTGAAGGAAATGGTCGTATCTCTGTTGATACGCGCCGCTCCAGTCACCGAGTTTTTCTTCAGTGGTAGGAGCAAAGCGAGCGGCTAATGTGTTCGCTAAAACACCCGCCGCCCAGTAGGCATTTGTGTACTGATCGGTGACGAAGATAATTTCTTCATCCCACAAGAGTTGGTGGTCCTCATCGGTATCGCCGATAAGAAACCGTACCTCATCTAGTGAAGAATTGGAAGGATCCCCGCTGTAACTCCACGTTGCCATTTCGGTTTCGCCTACTTTATCCTAGCTTAACTGATTACACCGTTCAGGAAGCATCCGAGGTCTTGAGCAATGATTTCCATGCCCATCGCCATCTCTGCTTCCATCCTCATGGCACGTCTCCATTCCATGCGGAAGTTTCGGACAGCGAACCAACCTGCGCCACCTGAACCAACTATATCCTGATACGGCCCACCAGAGCTGAGGTATCCGTTCCATCCGAACGTGTACCCAGCAGATGGAGTAAGTATCGAGGGCGTTGGGTTGCTGTAGCAGAGCAGCGCGTCGTTGCCGTATGCAAAGCCCATGCTTGGCGAAGCTGAACCTTCTGCGGCGGTGTTAACCACGCACATAGGCACAATCACTCTGTCGATGCTAAACACTTGTGCAAGGGCCTGTTCCGATATAACTGCGGGCGCACCTGGCGTTCCACCGAATTTAATCCTTTCGAGGATTTCTGGGTGGACAATAAGCGCTTCGTAGGCTTGTGGTCCAATTACGAGGGTGTTAGGCACGAAACCAGTCTGTTGCGCCATGTTGAGTCTGAACTTTCGTATATCTTCGATAGGCGTACTGTTAGTTTGGTCATCCCAGAACACAAACTGGCCGCCGCCGCCGTTAGCTGCGCCGTTTTCGGTGGTTGTCCATACTCCGTTCGTGAAGTAGTTGGTGACGAACTGCATTTCCCTGGCGAGTAATAGCTTCTGCGTCAAGAACAGGGAGATATCACGCTGCATGTTAAGCGGTGCATCGGCGTTAGCTGATACCATGTCGCCTAGGTCAACGTGCAGGCCCCAAACGTCGCACATATAGACGTTTTTCATGTCGAGGCCGTAGCCCGTTCCTGCTGTCTCTGAACCGTCTAGCCGAACTTTAGCTTCATTCGTGAACCAGTAGTCTTTCGTGTAGCTGACGTAGTAGTCAGACTTTTTCATCACGGGGATGAGTGGAAAGATCTCGGCTGCCCTGAAGTTGGTTTGGCTTTGGATGTACGCAATACTAAAAATTGTATTGGGCACATTAACGTGCACATCGAAGACGCTTGGCTGGCTCTTGGTGAGCGAAACGTGACTTGGCATTGTCCATGCTTCGGCAGGGCTTTCGATAAGACCCGCTTTGGTAAGACGTTTCGCAGCTCCGTAGAGTCCGTAGTTCGGCGTGATCGAGGCGAAGTTTCTTTGAGAATTTGTTGCCATCTTTTTAGTTCTCCTAGTTTGTAATGATGTGAACCTCTAGTACGCCGGTGTCTGAGCCGAACGTGGTAGTCTGCGCATAGTGGATTGTCAGCGTGTCCGTTGGTGCGAACGTGTTGTTAATCGCCGGTGCTGCTGATTCCGAGACAACTGTGCCTACTGTTGCTGAATTGCTGAGTGTAAGCGTTGATTTCGTAGTGCCTACTGAGTATAGGCTTCTCGGAGTCCCGCCTGTAGTTAGTATAAGGTCAAGCGTGCCTACGCCTGAGCTGGTTCCCGCTGCGGTAGTGTAAATCCCGTACCAACCGACTATCGTACCGGTAAAGCCGAGTGGTATAGCTGCGTAGACGTTGGCGGTTGATGTAAGGTTCGTCTGCTTGATCCCATACATGAGCTGACCTGCTCTGTACGTTGCTCCTGAAGAACCGCGAGTCATAAGCGCGACATCGTGTATCTCGCCAGTTCCACCGCAGTTATCTTGCGACATCATAGCGACGATAACGTCTGAGCCTATCGAGCCCGTCGTAAGTCGTCCTGCCGTGTCAGCAAGCTTAAGACCCACGCCTGGCCCTGGACTTCCGCTCATGACGCATTTGCTGTGTCCGAGTTCACGAACAACCGCAATATCGCCGATAGGCGGGTCATTCTGGAGTATGCCCCATACCTGGTTTGCAGGCACCGTTACTGAGTCAAGTGCCGGAGGCACGGTAGAAGTGGTCAACGACTGTACCGAGGTACTCGCAAGGTACATGTTGCCGTCCGTTCCCATTGTGACCGCTCTGAACTGATAGCTTGATAGATCCATGCCCGCGACATATGACATATCGAGGACGGGTGTATCGCCGACCATTAGAACTCACCTCGTGATGCGGCTAGGTTGTGATTAAGGACTTCCTTGTACCCTTCTGGGTCTGCGTGCACAACGTCGGTGTACGCCTGTTCGTACGTTATCCCTGCTGATTTCTGTAGTGCTTTGGCTTCTGCATCCCACCTAACAAGTGGGTTCGATGCGTCGCCTTCGAGCGAGCTGCCGTATTCTGCGAACAGGTCGCCTTTTCTAAGCATTTCCTCGTGAGCGTCGAGAAGGTGGATAAATGCCTGGAACGACTTTTCTGGGAGGTAGTCTGCCGCGTCTTTCATCAAATTGACGAAATCAGCGCCTTTGGCAATACGGGTGTACTGCGCTGCCTTCGCAAGAAAAACCTCTTCACGATTTTGCTCTTCCATCTTGGCGATGCGCTCGTCCTTCTCTACGAGGGCCTTCCATATCGGACGGACGGCCTTTTGCACATCTTCAGGTAGAAGATCAAGGTCTTCCTCTTTCTCGATCTTTTCGAGGGTTTTTTCTATACTCTTTTTCATTTTCGTTGCCTTTGATTTCTGAGCTCCGTCGTCTCCATCGCAACCGTCATCATCATCGTCGTCGTCCTCAGTAGGCTTCGCTTTCTTAGTGCTGGCTTTCTGAAAACCTGCGATAGACGAGATCTCATCAAAGAAGTTTGCGGGGAGTTCTTCAGCAACAGATTTAGCAAGAGTGACCATGGCCTCTCCTACTTCCATCGCCTCAGGTTGTAGCCCAGGAATCCCTTTTTCTATTTTGTCCGCCAGTCCTTCCTCGTGATAATTTTTAAGGACGTCGATAGCGAACGCTGGTTCTTGTGTTTCTTCCATAGAATTAGATCCTGGTGCGCGTTTTAATTCTGACTTGACCAAATGAAGTTTCTTACGGTTCGCCCCGCGTGTTACGAGGTGAACGGAATTAACCTCAGTATCGACAAGTTCAGTATCTTTTTCAAGAGTAGCTACGCTAAGTGCGTCATTCGCTTCAGCTTTATCGTTCACTCGCGCCTTGTTACCCTTTAAAGTTAGGTTACGCTTTTACGCGCACACCTGTTCCGTCGATGCTATACGCGCCGAGTTCTCCGCTCTGTGCGCGTTTCCAAAGTGCATCGTTTAGTTTCGTGAACAGCACCCAGGAGCCTTTCGTGATGTGTTCGCCATCGACGACCATATCAACGGGCGCGATGAAGCTCTCCACAGGCGTCGCCTCGGACGGACTCAGTTCTTTCTGATGGTGGAGTCCTATTCTACCGGCATTGGCGAGATAATTCTGCGCGACTTTTCGCAGTTCATCGGGACGTATAAAGTCCCCCTGCGTATCGGTCTTGCAGACAGGTCCATTGCACGGTTCATAGACAACACCCCACACTAGATGGTCTGTCCCTTTCAACAGGCGCGCGGTGTAGTGCCAGGCCGCTGCTTGCTTTTGTATCGGTTCAAAATTCTCCTGAGAGTATTTAAGCGTTACTTGTTTTTTGACGTTAATCTGGCTTAATTTCTCAGGACGTTTTATCAGTTTTTTCGGTATCTAGCTTCGAGAGCCTTTGATACCTGATATCTCTTCCTTTGCAGCTCATCCTTGGTTCGCGGGGTATATAGTGAGTTTGGATGAGGCAGTGTAAATTCAATTTCTCTATCTAACGCTTTTTTCACCGTGTGGCCGAGTGCGATTATTGGAAGCTTATTACCGCTTTCAATCTTTTCGATCTCATCTGTGAACCAGGGTTGCCACTTCTCTATTTCTTCGGCAGTTGGTTCTCTGACTTTGCCGCCTTCGTCTTTTAGCAGATTCGGGACAAGATAGGTAATAGCAACGTCGTTTCTCGTAAGCCCTAATGGAGTCAGGTATTCGTCGTTGAATGTCTTGCCTGTGGCCCCTGCCAAAGCGGTTTTTCTGATAGACTCCATGATGCCTGGCGATGCTGCGACGAAGGTAAGTATAGGTCTTTGTCCTATGTAGGTCGGAACATCTGCTTTAGATATGCCTTTGCCGGATTTCAGTTTCATGCAGTTGTCCGCTACCTTCTGACAATCAGGATGTAAGTCCCCATCGCTTGCTTTTGAGATATTATCCGGCGCGTCTTCACCTATGTCTTTGTAGTATGAACGCAGAGTGGCTTTCATGCTGTTTAACTCGTCAGGGGGTATTCCGCTTGATTGATTAATTCTTCCTGCTGCGGCGCCGAGTGCTGCGCGACTTATCTGGAACTTACCATTGATTATGTCAGCTACCGGGAATTTATAACCTTTAATGTTATCAGCATTGTTTGGGTCGTGATACAAGAATCCCTTGCCGAACTTCTGCCAGTTTACATTATCCTTATCCGGGCCCCCGGCCCATGCTAAAAGTCTTTTCTGTGCTGCATCGGCATCCCAACTACCAGTCGAAGCGATTGGGGCGTCCTGCTTGCCGTGAGCCGTCTTTTCCATTTCTTCTTTATCCATTTTACTTTTACCTTGTTGTACGGGTGTAGATTGCTCTGGACCTGACCCAGATGCTTGGGCTTCACATGCTTCGTCCCCTTCTGCACACGTTTCCGGTTGTAGTTGCGGTGGTGCAGGGGGCGTTAATGGTTTCTCATTCGTAGGTAACGGTATCGGCGTTATGTCTGCCGGTATCGGTTGTTTCTCTACCTCTGCATTTACTTCGGCCTGTGTATTTTGTGCCTGTCGTGCTTCTGTAGTCTGTGCTTGAGCAGCAGTTTGAGCAGCGCGTGCCTTTGCACTTGCTCGTCCGCCGGCTCGAGGTAACGCTTGCCTGTGTAAGTTCTCCATTACGTGCGGAGGTACATACTGCCTGACGCCTTCTAAAAGTGCGTCCATGTATTCCTGGGAATATTGCTTAGGTTTGGATTCCTTTTCAACAGCGATTTCTTCTTTCATTTTTGCTTTGTTACCAATTTTAAAAATTCCACATCGGTCTTTGCGCCTTTACTAAGATTGCATTTTGCGCAACTT